CTGATCCTAAAAAACAAAAAAGATTAAAAGTTACTGTTCCACAAATTACTGGTACAGAAGTAAGTGACTGGATTCTTCCACTTGAACCATCTAACGTAAGCGTAGATGTACCAGCGGTTGGTCAGGGAGTGTGGGTTACTTATGTTGGAGGAGATACTGGTTATCCTGTATGGATAGGATCTTTTGGTAAAAATCAAGGTAAGAATAAAAAAGTATTTATTAAACCACTGGCTAATTCAACATCTTTAACTGGGTTAACCGCACATGTAATCACTGTAAAACAGTCTGATGGAACTACAGAGGTTGATTTAATTGCCACTATTATGGCTTTGGCTAATAAAGTTAAGACATTAGAAACTACTGTAAGTGGGTTAAAGACCACATTAGGTACAAGATCTAGTGGTGGTCATACCCATACAACGAATGGGTAGGTAGTTAAGACAGTAAATCGAGGGCAAACCAGAGAAAATAGACCGTTAGGTCTGAGAGGAAATTAAGTGACAGCAGCATATCCAGCAGCCGTAAAGTCTTTTAGCACAAAGGTTGACTTTACCGATACCGTTCTTGCCGAACACGTAAACACTCTTCAAGAAGAAGTAAACGCTTTACAGGCAAATCTTGGAACCTTTATTAAAACAGGGTCTGGTGGAGTCGGTAATTACGACTCCGTAACTACGGCATGGGGTACTTTAAAAGACCGTCTTGCAAATATTGAATATGGATTAACCGATGTGTGGACCGCTGTTCCAAGTGGCGGAAGCACTGGACAAGTATTAACTAAATCTTCTGGTAGTGACTATGCAACTGCTTGGACTACAATTAATGCGTTACCTTCTCAAACAGGAAACAGTGGGTATTATCTAACCACTAACGGAACAGCCGCGTCTTGGGCACCTGCAAATACTCAATCAGATAATTTTAGTCAGTTTTTACTTTCTGGTTGTTAGGAGTTCTAGCCTGTGGCTAAATATGGTATAAATTATTATGGTTCATCTAAATACGGTTCGTTTGTTGCTCTTAGATTTTCTGTTCAACCAATGGCGGTATTGGCAACAGAGTTGTCTACTACATCTGAATTTGCAAAAGTTTATGTTACGTGGCAAACACCAAGAGGTGATTTTACTAGAATTAGATTAGTAAGAAATCAAGCGGGGTTTCCTGAAACATCTGAAGATGGTGTTATTATTTATGAAGAATTTGCAACAGAAGGAACCGTTAGTAGAACTTCAATCATTGATGGTGAAGAAAACCCAAATGACATTCCATTAGTTCCTGGACGTCAAGTTTATTATCGAATGTTTTTGTTTACACAAGAAACAAAAGTATGGAAAAACGCTGGTTCTATTACAGCCATTGTTCCTTCTGACCATGGAATACAAGATAAATTTATGGCAACTATTCCTCGAGTATTTACTAGCACTGAGCAAGGTTCGTTAGGAGCAGTAGATTCCGCTTCAGATTTATACAAATTTGTTTCTGGATTAACTTTTGCTCAAGAAGAGTTCTATACTTTAATTGATCTTTTAAAACCAAGACACACTGGATTAGAAACTCCTTTTGAATTATTACCTGCAGAAGTTTTAAACTACGGGTTAGTTTCTGAATCTGCTTTACCAACTAAAAATCAAAAAAGGTTAGTACGTGAAGCACTATACATGTATAGTCATAAAGGAACAAAAAATGCTATTGAAACATATGCTGAATCTTTAACTGGATTTGCTCCAACCATAACTGTTTCAGAAAATTTACTTTTAACAATTCAAGACTCTACTTTTTACGGAGGCACTGGTAACTGGGTTGCTAGTAATGCAACTTTAACATCTTCTAATGAACAAGTTCCTGCACCTGGTACTAACGTTATTGACACCGTGTATTCTGGAAAAATAGTTGCGTCTAACTCTGGAAGCATGGTTTTAGGCGCTAATAATATAATTACCAAAGGCGTTCCTGTGAATCCAAGTACTCAATACACTGTGTCTTGTAAGTTAAAATCACCAGCAAGTGCTGGAAACATAACTGTTTCAGTTAGATTTTATGACAAAAACGGCACTGCAACATCTAGCCTTAAATCGGCAACTGCAGTTGCAGCAAATAATACTTGGAAATCAGCAAGTGTAACGGGAACTTCTGATGCAACGTCTTCGTACGCAATAATAACAATTGCTTACAGTGCTGCTGGAACATATTACATTGATCAAGTGTGCATGCAAACTGGAGCAGTAGCAACCTACGACGAAGCCCGTGCTATAGATATATTTTTAGATGCGTCAAAAATAAATTATATTAAAAATCCTTCTTTTGAAATCAATTCTACAACTTGGGCTTTGAGTGGTGCAACGTTTTCAAAAGATGCAAGTGTTCCTACTTCTGGATACTCTGGTTCTTATAGTGGTAAATTTGTTGTTACAAATCCATGGAGTATTACAACAAATTATCAAATTCCTATAATAGTTGGAAAATACTATACTCTTTCGTGTTCACTTAAAGCGTTGTCTGCATTACCTTTAACTATGAAAATTAACTTTTATAATAGTAGTAATCAAATTGTAGAAACAGTAACAGCACCAGTTTCAGTTACCACATCTTTTGCTACGGCTACCCTTACTGGATTAACCGATTCTCAATCAAACGCAACCTATGCTAAGGTTTCATTTTACGGAACTACTGCAGGGACAATTTTCCTAGATTTAATTCAATTTGAGCAGGCTCAAGTTGCAAGTGATTACTTTGATGGAGATTTACCTTCTGAATACGGAGCACTTTGGGGAGATGTGGTAGGGGAATCCTATACCTACCTGTATCCAGGTAAGCCAAAAAAGGTTCCACGATTGGCAAAAACTATTGAAGACTGGATTCCCCAAAATGCATTTTGGCGTATCCGTACCTACGACGGAGTGGAGTATGACAGCCTAACGGTGTAGGATCCCTGGTTATGACTACAGACATAGTTATATCCGTACTACTCACAGGAATGGCAGTTACTTACGTAATTGAATTTCTAGACTTATTTATCTCTGGCTTTATTACTAAGCCAACACTAAACAAATACTTTGCACTTCCATTCAGTTTCTTAGGTCTTTGGGCGCAAATAGATTTGTATTATGACTTCTTTGTTTTAGTTCCTGCAGCAACGTTTGTCTCTTTAGCAATTGGAATGTATCTTAATAAACCTGTAATTGTTAAGGCACCTACTCGTTTATCTCAACTATAGGAGAAGTATGAATCTTGCAATAATCTCATTTGAAGACGTGTGTGTTGATGAGGGTATGGAAGCCCTCATTAATAAATACGGCGCAAGTAATGAGTTAACTGTATTTATTCCAGTAACGGGAAATGAAAATCATTTTGTTGAAAGCGTTATGGAAGTATGTAATAGTCATTCAATAAAGGTAACGTGCTTTATAGTGAATGCTTTAGATATAGATCACTTACTTATCTCTGCAGATGACATAGTAATTACAGACAATCCCGTAAAAGAAATTATCCGTCAAATAACTCCTAACGATGTACTAGGAATGGTTTGGGATAACTCAACTCAGGCTCACATAATTCTTAGTGCTGTTGAAGATTTTGGTATTGAGGTCTGGGATATAACCGAGGGACTAGACAAGGTGGAGTTTGACGACTCTGAAGGCAGTACCGATGATTTGTACAATGCCATGATGAGTAGTATGACTGTCTTTGTGGAACACATGGCTGACTACATAATGACTACGGTCCTAGATGTACTGGCTCTTGAGGTAGCAAAACACATTGAAGAGGGGAACAAAGACATCTCCCCGTTTAAGGATGACAACCTTTGAAAATACCTCTAGAGGCTTACTCTGCTCCTCTTACCGATTTTCAGTTCCGACTGCTGGCTGTAATCTGCCACTTAGCGGGCTCCAAGGGCCGATTTAAGACATCTGTAGAAGAGTTATGTAGACAGACTAACAAAACTTCGGACCGAACCGTTAGAACTGCACTCAAGGCGCTAGAAAACCATGGACTGATAATTAGAACTCCTAGCAAGAGGGCTAATGGTTTTAAGGGAATGGACTGGTATGAAGTGGTGGAAAATTACCGCACTACAGAAAAAGATGC